CTTTGCCGGGCCCTCTACGGTCGCACTGACGCGCTGCGCAAATTGCGCGACGATATGCGTGTCGCTCCGGAGTACCTCAAGGAGCGCGCCGGTCAGTACCTGGAGGCGCTCCAGGTTAAGATAAATTCCAATCCATCCACTGCTAAAGAGCTTGAGGTTGAGTTCGAGGAGGCTAAGGAAGCACTCAAGTTTTTCAACAAACGCCAGACGAAATTTAAACCCGATGCTGGATTCGATGACACGACTAAGTGCGGACAAGGCGTTGCAGCTACGTCTAAATCTATTAATTTGTTGTTTGGTGTTTATGCTCGCTCTATTTTGGACCGTATGCGTGAGATTCTACTTAAGAACGCCCGTCCAATTATTCTAGCCACACATAATAGCGAGGCACATCTCAATGACGTATATTCCCAACACATGTCGGAGCTGGGCAATCACGACAATACTAATTGGACGTGTAATGACTTTTCCGAGTGGGATTCGTCGTTCCGCAGCTGTTTCGCTAAAGTGACAAGTCGTTTACTTATTATGATTGGTTGTCCTGAGAAATTGGCACAGTGGTTTGAGAATTTCCGCGAGAGCTGGCGTATGGAGTACCGCCACGAATTTGGTAAGACCGTTCTTAGTGGCTTCGAAAAGCAGTTTTCTGGCAATCCTTTCACCATTTGCGAGAACACAATCGGAAATATGGCATTATGTTTCATATCATTTGAGTATAAAGGTCTCGACTTTGCCATGTTTAAAGGTGATGACAGCGCAGTACGCTGTACTCATAGTACACTCACTGAGAAAGGTCGCAACCTCATTAAGTTCACCGGGCATGGTTTAAAATTGCACAACACGCCCATTGGAGAGTTTGCAGGTTGGTTCCTAACTCCGTACGGGCTATACCCAGATGTGGTGCGATATGCCGCGAAATTTATAGACAAACCCTATCGTAGCGAAGAACACCTTCAAGAGGCACTTAATTCGCTACAAGAACGCGTTGCCGCTGTTAAAACTGAGACGCAGAAAAGATGTGGAGCAACAATGGCATATCTGCATTATCGCGGCATCCTTGGTGTTGACACCTTCACAGTTGGCGAGATCGAGAACTTATTTAACTTTATTAAGTCTAGTAGGACTATTAAATTCTCTGATCTCAAGCCACAAGAGCTGCCAGTTCGGCTGCTCTGACTATCGAAATGCGTTGTACATAGCCCCTTTTATTGTGTGTGTTTAATATGCTTTTATTTCTTTGACTACTTCTACCTTTTAGCCAATTTATTCATATTTATTTCATGCTCTATTTTGTTTTTGATTTGCTCATTATCTTGTTTATCATCCTCTATTATGGCAGAGAACGCTAAAGTTATGTCTGTCGGTGCCTGTGATATTATGGCAAGAACCCCCGCAGGCGCTGCGTACGTCCAGAAGGTTACACATCCTCCGACAACGATACCACAGGAGTATTTAGGTATACCTGATAGCAGTGCACCAAACGTTGTGTGTATGGAAGTTAAGGGTGAGACTAACGTCGCCCCGATATTTACATATGCCACGTCTTCTAGTGCCACTACCACCGTTAATCCTAGCTCTATGTTATTTCTGTCGCCTTCTGGTGGCTATGTAGCGTCATATGTGTTTATGCAAGTACCGACTACTAACGGCCCTGGCTGGTCCCAACCGATATCATGGCCGTCTACGGCCAATCATCCGGTTGTCACCAATACTACACCTCCAGCCGTTCTTAATGCCGGATACAACTTTAGCAATTGGGTATCAGATGTTGCGATGTTTCGTAGTTCCTATAAGTCAGAGACTTTCTATCTTAATGCCACCGACTTTAACAATCAGGGAACCATAACAACTGCGAAGTTTAAGCCAAATATCTTGCGTGCTCAAACTGTGCTCACTTTATTTCAAACTCATTCGAAGTGCGCAGGCAGCATGCATAGTTTTACTCGGGCTATAAACCTCGCCATTGATCCCAATATGGAAACATTTTACGTTGCGAAAAATGAGCTTGTGGGTCCAGTTGCTGATTATGCCGTCCAGGTGTTCGAATGTAACGGAGGCACATCGGCCAACCTTCGTATCCCCTATTCGGGCACCGCCAACGAGTACTCAGCGCTCTATCAGTTTTTACCGTCATCGGCAACAGACTTGCTCAATTTGAGTAGTAAATCTAAGACCAATCCTGCTGTTGACGGTGCGTTTGTTGTTCATCAACCGGTTGATCCCATTTCCACCTGGGATGTCACCACCAGCTTACCTGACTACTCTAGCGGCTCGTCGTCTATTGCTGCTCCCGTGTTGTCCTTAATTCGTGCTTACAACGCAGGCACTGGCTACCAGTATTTTCCGCTATTTACGTCAACGTCCGGACAAGGTGGCAACAGCGCCAACGTTGCTGCCGTGGATACACCGTGGAATAATTTGGACTGGTCCATCACTATATTGGAGGGGCTTACAATTCCGTCATCCACCGGCACCACGTTATCTAGTGTGCCGTATGTGACGGTTAAATCGTATTCTGGTTTCGAAATCCAACCTCAATTCGGTAGCAGTCTACGCCCTTTCGCCCGCCTATTGCCATTACCAGATCGTGATGCGATGGACATCGCCACTTGTATTTTCCACTCACGTCCTGACGCACTTCCAGCCTCTGCGAACGATTTGGGCACAATCGCCGCTACTTTATTCAAGTTCACTCCTATGATCATAGATGGGATAAAGAGCATGTTCGGTGCTTACAATAAGAACAAGAAGCAGCAGGCGAAGGAACGGCCCGCTGAAAAGCAGGCCGTGGCGTCTATCGTTCGTAAGATCAGTAAAGTCGCTATAGCGCCCAAACAACGTAAGCAGCCCCAACAACAGCCTCGTCGTAGACGTGACGATGTTGAGCCAGCACGCAAGTTGCCGGACAACTCTGTGCCAAAGACGATGGTTTTCCGCAAGCGCAGATAAGCCATCCATCCATTTATTTATTCAAGGAACCGACAAGCACCCGGTTAGGTTCCGTTACGGGTTTTCCGGGTTTCCCGTATAATCGTTTACTATTTTAT